ATGAGGTTCTGACTCAGGCGGAAGAGATAAACACTGCAGCGCTGGCCCGCTACCGCAAATGCTTGAAAACAGATGCATGGCCGACCGGCTATGAGGAAGTCCGCATCATCTCCACCCTTTAAACCCTATATCATAAGGAAAAAAACATGCCACCACTCGACACCATTCAGAAAGGCAGAGAAAACAAGCCGCCCAGACTACTCATTTACGGTCAAGAAGGCGTAGGAAAAGCTCAGCCTCTGGACGCAAGAGTCCTCACTCCGGCAGGCTTCGTCCCGATGGGTGAAATCCAGGTCGGAAGCGAGATTATCGGAAGCGATGGAAAGCCCCACAAAGTCCTCGGCATCTACCCGCAGGGCGAAAAGGAGGTGTTCCGCGTCACTTTCCGCGACGGCTGTTCCACCGAATGCTGCGACGACCACCTGTGGTTTACTCAAACCCGTGGCGAACGGGACAGGAAGTATCCAGGCTCTGTCCGCACTCTCCGCACAATCAGGAACAGCATCCGCTACGGCACTCACTTCAACCATGCCGTTCCACGCGTTGCCCCCGTGGAGTTCAAGCGAAACGAACCCCTGCCACTCAAGCCCTGGCTTCTCGGAATCTATTTGGCCGAGGGCTGTGCAGGCAGTTGCATCACCAATCCGGAAAAGGACATCCAGGAGAAAATCATCGCCTGTATCCCGGAAGGAGACAAGGGGACTGTCCATGAGGATGATGTCAAGATTACAAAGGCAGTCAACAGCTCGAATATCCACAGCCGTTTCCGTGCCGCACTGCGTGCACTCGACTTGGAGGACAAGATCAGCGACAGCAAGTTCATCCCCGGGAAGTACCTCTATTCCAGCGTTGCCGACCGCCTGGACCTGCTCCAGGGTCTCTGCGATGGCGATGGCTATGTAGTAAAACCCGGCAGTGTCGAAATCTGCACCGCCAGCCCGCAGATGGCGAAGGATATCATGTTCCTTATACGTTCCCTCGGCGGGTCGGCTGTCTGCACCGTCCGCACTGGCAAATACCGCAAGGATGGCGAATTGCACATTGTCAAGGACTCACATCGCATTTACGGGGTATTCACCAATGGTCTCGTCCCTGTGGCATCCAAAAAGCAAACAGGAAAATGGGGCGCGCCGGAATGGATGATACGCAACACCATCCGGAAAGTCGAATCTGTCGGAATGAAAGTGTGCCAATGCATCATCATTGATGCCCTGGACTCTCTCTATGTCACCGACGACTTTATTCTTACCCACAACAGCACCATCGCCGCAGCTGCCCCGAACCCCATTTTCGTTCCGACCGAGGATGGCCTGGGTGAAATTGACTGTGCCAAGTTTCCGCTGGCCAGGAGCTTTTCCGATGTTCAAAGCGCGTTGACCGCTCTCCGCGATGAACCGCATGACTTCCAGACCGTCGTCTTGGATTCCGCCGACTGGCTGGAACGCTTGATCTGGGATCAGGTCTGCGCCGAGTTCGGAGTCCGGTGCATCGAAAAGGCAGACGGGGGCTTCGGCAAGGGCTATGTCCATGCCTTGACCCACTGGCGCAAGGTGGTCAGCCTCCTGGACGAACTCCGCAACAAGCGCGGCATGATTGCCCTCATTATTGCCCACTCGAAGGTCGAACGCTTCGAAGACCCCGAAAACGCTGCCTACGACCGCTATACGCCGCGACTTCACAAGCATGCCGCGTCGCTGCTTTCCGAGTGGGTGGATGCGGTATTGTTCGCCACCAGGCGCTTCCGCATCCAGAAGGAGAACGCCGGCTTCTCCGGTGAGCGCGGCATTGCCGCCCCCATCGGGGCCGATGGCGGCGAGCGCATCCTGCGCACAGTCGGCAGTCCGGCCTGCATCGCAAAAAACCGTTTCGGACTACCTTCGGAAATTCCACTCTCCTGGGCTGCCTTTATCGAAGCATATGGCAAAGCCGGGGCAAGTGGCGCCAAGTGAGGTGAAACCATGTCGGAAAAAACAGTTACTCTTCATACCCCGCAGATATGCGACATCTGCGGACACCGCATCCGCGCAGGAGAAAAATGCCGTCTCATCCGGGACGACTTCATGCCTATGTTCATCTTCTTCGAGCACCTCCGCTGCCCGGCCGACATGCCGGTAAAGCAGCCCAACCACCCGGAGCATCCGATGCTGCCGGCTTCATGCAACCCATAGCAATAAGGAACAGACAATGTCAACGTTGAACTTCAACGCAAGCGACATCGAACCCAGTGCGGGTTTCGATGCCATCCCCGCCGGTAAGTACCAGGCCGTCATCGCCGATTCGGAGATGCGGCCGACCAGGACCGGAAACGGCCAGTACCTCTGGCTGGAATTTGAAATCACCACCGGCGAATTCAAGGGGCGAAAACTCTGGAGCCGCCTCAATCTGGAAAATCCGAATCTTGACGCCGTCCGTATGGCCCGGGCTGACCTCTCGGCCATCTGTCATGCTGTCAACGTCATGAATCCGCACGATTCGGCGGAGCTTCACAATCTGCCGATGACCATCACCGTCCGATGCAAAAAGACTCCTGACGAGGAAATCGTCAATGAAATCAAGGGGTATGGCCCCCGGGAAGCTGCCAGCGTCCCGCAGACCGTAACCGTGCCGTCACAACCAACAGCAACCAACGCCGCCCCGCCGTGGGCGAGAGGGAGATGATTACCATGAAAAAACTCATTGCACCAGCCTTTAGCGCAGTTTTCTTCTTTTTTACCGCACAGGTCGCTTTCAAGGTTGCAACGATCTTCCGTGGCGGCAATCTTGTGCTGTCCAGCGAATTCATCAAGCTGCCGTTCTCTTCGATGCTGGTAATCTCTGCTGCTGACACCATCGGTTTTGCTGGTACCTTTGCAGCTCTTGTCTCATGCGCCACGTTCATGTTTAATTTTATTTCGAATGCCGAGGCCAAGCACAAGGCAGCGAACAAATCATGAACGCCGCTGCCCAGGAGTTCGAACTCCCGTGGCCACCGAGCGTGAATCACTACTACCGCCATGTCGGCCCGCGCGTGCTGATCAGCCGGGACGGCAGGCGGTATCGCGAAAAAGTGGTGGCTATTATCCGGGCCAGTAGCTTTCAGCCCTTGCTTGGCAAAATATCCCTTAAAGCTGACTTCTATCCGCCTGATCGCCGACGCCGTGATTTGGACAATGTCGGTGGCAAAGTCCTGATTGACACTCTTCAGGCGGCTGGACTGTTCAGGGATGACTGCCAGATAAAGCACATCAACCTCGAAATGCACGACCCCATGCCCCCGGCAGGCATGGCACACATAAAGGTGAAAGAATGGACAGAAGACAAAACAACTCACGCCGATGCGAAATAGTGCGGCAGTTCCTGACCGGCCTCACCGATGACATCGAACGGCAAATCTGCCGCCTTTACCAGCTCGGATTCGATGACGGGGAGATCAGGAGGAGACTGAAACTCCGCTGGGGGCGCATGGAGGCCATCAAACGGCAGCTTGCCATCGGGTTGCGCCAAGCCGGCATCGAGTGGACGGAGGTGAGATGACATGGAGCTCTTGCGACCCTACCAGAGCGCCGCTGTGAAAGCGGTTTACAACCATCTACGGACGAAGGACACCAATCCCTGCGTGGTGATCCCGTGCGGGTGTGGCAAGAGCCATGTGATCGCCAAGATTGCGACTGACGCCGCGCAGCTGTGGAACGGACGGGTGCTGGTGCTGGCCCATGTGAAAGAGCTTCTGGAACAGAATGCCGACAAAATCTCCAGGCTTTGCCCGGAGCTGAAAGTCGGCATCTACTCAGCCGGGTTGAACAGCCGTGACACCGAGGAAAATGTCATCGTTGCCGGCATCCAGAGCGTGTATGACAAGGCCTGTGAGCTGGGGCCGTTTGATATCCTGATGATCGATGAATGCCATCTTCTGAACAGCACATCAGAGGATTCAATGTACAAGTACCTCCTCAAGGATATGAAAGTCATCAATCCGAATGTCCGTCTGATTGGCCTGACCGCGACACCCTTTCGCCTGAAAGGCGGCTTGATCTGCAAGCCGGAAAACCTTCTCAACGAAATCTGCTATGAAGCCGGACTCAAGGAAATGATCCAGCAGGGATATCTGTCGCCGCTGGTTGCCCGGGCCGGGTGTGCGGAAGTGAACCTTGAAAGTTTGCATGTGCGTGGCGGCGAATTCATCGGCGACGAGATCGCCGCCGCTATGGATAAAGAGGAACTTGTCGATGCTGCCTGCAAGGAAATTGTCGGCATTACCTACAATCGCAAGAGCGTATTGATTTTCACTTCCAGCGTGGAACACTGCCGGCATGTGGCCGAAAGAATCAAGCTCTACTCCGGCGAGGAATGTGCCATCGTCACGGGCAATACGCCGGCAGGGGAGCGTGCTGAAATCATTGCGCGCTTCAAGCGGGAACGTGTTGCTGGCGATTTGAACGGATTCGCAAAGCCACCTATCAAGTTCCTGGCCAACGTGAATGTGCTGACCACCGGCTTCGATGCTCCGAACACGGACTGCATCGTCCTGCTGCGGCCGACCAACTCGCCAGGACTGCTCATCCAGATGATCGGGCGCGGCACTCGCCTTTCGCCTGAGACCGCCAAAACCAATTGCCTGGTTCTGGACTATGGAGAAAACATCCTCCGACATGGTCCAGTGGATATGATCCGCATCCAGGACAAGGCTCCAGGACAAGGCGAGGCGCCGGCAAAGAAATGCTCCCGTTGCCAGGCGCTTATCCATGCAGCCTACCAGAAATGCCCTGAATGCGGCTTGGAGTTTCCTCCGCCCCAAAGAAGCAACATTACCGATACGGCATCCACGGAGGGCATCATTTCCGGAGAGACTACCTGCAGTGAGCATGCCGTCACAAATGCATACTACGTGGTACATGAAAAGTATAACGCCGACCCGAATACCCCCAGAACAATGAGGATCGATTATGAAATCTCCTTCAACAGCTTCGTGTCCGAATGGGTCTGCCCGGAGCACACCGGCTACGCCAGGGAAAAGTTCGTCAAATGGTGGCTCGCCCGCGCCGCGGAAGGCTGTCCCATACCCAATTCGGCCAAGGAAGCTGTCCGGATGGCTTTGGAAGGCTGCCTGGCACAGCCGCTTTCCATCACGGTAAAGCATGTTGCCGGTGAAAAATACGATCGTGTCACCCATTGCAAACTTGGCGAGAAGCCGGCCTGGATTCCGGAACCGGGATGGAATGACGCTCTCGATGAGCCTCCTGTACCCGAACCTGAATGCTTCAGCTTAAATGATGACGACATCCCATTTTGAACCCCATAAAAGGAACACAAATGACAGCCACGAAGATATTCCCCCTGCTCTTGATCCTGCTTGACATCGGTGCCGCCCTGGTTTACGCCTGGAGTCATGACTGGAAGCACGCCATCTACTGGCTCGCCGCGGCAACCCTGACCGCAACAGTCACCTTTTGAGAAACCACCACCCCCGAGGAAAACTATGTTGAAATTCACCTGGAAAACCAAGACCGACGAGCGCCTGACCGAAAAAGTGAGCCAGGATGGCCGTTGGCATCTCAGCACCAAGACAACCGCCGGCGAGAAGCCGCAGATGTATCTGTCGAACTACGACC